CCGGCCCTTGGCGACCAGGACGAACGCGACACGATCGGCCTTCTTCCAGGACCGCCGACCGTCGAGCAGGATCAGCCGGCGGATCAGGTGCCGGACGGGCGCCTCGAATTTCCAAGGCTGATCCTTGGGTGCGCACGCCAGGATCTCGGCGACCGCCACGACGCTGGGCAGCTGGAACGCGGATTGCGTCTGCGCCACGAGGCAGTCTCCGGCCGGCGCCTCACGGCGGGGGCCTCTAGACGAACAAGAACGACGGCCGCTCCTCGTAGACCGACGTCGCTCTGCCCTGGCTGTCGGCGACGCCGATCGCCATCGCGAGGGCGACCGCGCCGTCGACCTTCTCCCGTGCCTTCGCGCGGTCGATCTTGATGTTGCCGGCCGGGTCCTGGGCTATCGCAACGTTGCCGAGACACCAGCGCATCACGGGGTTGCCGTCGTGGGCGATCTTGCGATCCAGGATCAGCCGCTCGACCTCCTTGACCGCCGGCGACATCGAGGCGAAGCCTTGGCCGAAGGTGACCACCGGCAGGCCGATCGCTTGAAGGCGGGTCTGCGTGCCGGTCGAGTTCCACCTGTCGATCGCGACCGCCTCGACCCGGAACCGCTCGGCGAGCTCGGCGACGTAGCCCTCGACCACACCGTAATCGACGACGGAGCCCGCCGTGGCGACGATGTGGCCCTGTTCAGCCCAGAGCTGGTAGTTCACCCCGTCCCGCTCGGACCGGCGCCGGATGCCGTCTGCGGGCGCGAAGAACCGCGGCAGACACAGGTAGCCGTCACCGTGCTCGAGGACCGCGACGACCGCTGTCAGGTCCTGGGTCGACGATAGGTCGACGCCGAGCCAGCAGCGGTCGCCGGGATCGATCGCCTCGAGGTCGACCTCCTGCTCGCCCTCGTCCCAGATCGCGAGATCGAGCCAGGGCTCGGCGGCGCCATCCAGCCAGCGATTGAGATACAACCGCTCGAACGACGCGACCTGTGCCGGCAGGTGCTCCGCCCGGGTCGCCGAGATCTCCATTTCTTCCAGGCTGCGGAAGCCGCTCGCGATCGCCGGATTGAGGTCTGCCCAGGCGGTCCGGTCGCGCCAGTCGACGCCAGGCTCGACCTCGAACAGGACCGGGAGGAAGGTCGGATCCGTAACCTCGCCGCTGGCCACCCGCCGGGCATAGGAAGCGAGCTCCCAACAGACCGAGCCCCTGCCCACCCCGGCGGTGGTTATGATCAGGGTGAGAGGCTGCTCGCGCTTGCCCTGGCTGCTGACCAAGGTGTTGTACAACTCGCGGCCGTCGACACCCCAGGTCGCGAGCTCATCACAGATCAGACAGCTGATCGACATGCCGAACTTGGTATAGCTCTCTGAGCTGATCGCCTTCAGGATGCCATCGCTCTTCGGGTGCCTGATCAGCTTCAGGCTGTCGGTCACGGTCGTGATCCGGGCGAGCCTCGGGTCGGCCTGCACCATCCGTCGAGCGCTGTTGAAACAGATGCTCGCCTGCTCGCGGTCGCCAGCAGCGATGATCGTCTGTCCCGCCGCCTCGCTCTCGGTCTTGGAGAGCAGATGCAGGAGGGCGAGCCCGCCGCACAGGGTGGTCTTGCCGTTGCCTCTCGGAATCTGACAGTAGACCGTCCGCACGCGCCGGCGGCCGCTCTCGCCGACGTCGCCGTAGATCCGGCGCACCAGTCGCTCCTGCCACGGCTGCAGCCAATGGCGCTGGCCGGCGAACTTGCCCTCGGTGAGCTGCAGGAGGTTCAGGAACTTGACGGCGGCCGCGCCGCGCCCCGCGGGATCAGGGATCGGGCTGTCGTCGAAGAGCCAGGATGGTCTAGGCACTGATCACATCGTCCCAGCCGTCGCGATCGGCCGTCTTGGCGGTGAACGCCCGCGACCGCGACGTGACGGTGAGCCCCAGCTCGACCGCCAGCTGCTTGGCCTGGGCCACCGCCTTCATCTGGTCCTGAAAGGTGTCGCGATCGGCCGGGTCGCGGTCCAGAATCGCCTGCCGCTGCCGGATCGCGGCGATGCACAGGCAGTAGCTGGCCAGGGTGCCCAGGGCGCCGCGGAAGAGGAGTCCTCGGCTAGCCAGATCGGCGACGGCGACCGTCCATTCAGCCTTGGCATCCTTGGGCAGCCAGGATGGCGCCCGGAGGCGGCTGTCCTGCGGTCCCTGGATCACCTTCAAGTCAGGTTTACGGCCTCGCATCGGTCAACCCCCATTTATGACCGTGATATCTTTCTGCCTGCGTCTGATCACAACTGCTACATCAACACCTGATTACTAATAGACTAACGCGTGATAAAATGGTGTTGGATGTCTTCAAAACACTCTCACAGGATAACGGTTTTGATCAAATATATCTTGATTATGCAGAAATGTCGAAAACTTATTTTGTCCACGTTCACCTATTTGTAGGTCTACTGTAGTGATCGGCTGAAGCACACGTACGCTATTTCCACGTGAGTTAGCGAATACCATATCAAGGTATACCGATTCTTCAACCCTTTCCAGCCGTGTGTCTTTACCGAAGAAGAAATGAAACGTCTGCTCTGTGGATTCCAGATCCTCTTTCGAGATAACAATTGGTTTAATGGCATCAGAAAGACCCCCAATCCGAGACGATATATCAATCCGTTCTGCAACCCGCTCCATCGGTTCCAACTGACGTCGGATGTCAATAACCTCTCCTATCCTCTTAGGATTTATTATAACATTCTTCTTTGATTTATCACTGTATTCTCCCTTAGTAGTAACTGCTTCCATAGAAAGCAAAGATGCTGAACGATTGCCTAGGTTAAAGATTGTCAGGTTAAAACTCAAGCGCACGGTAGTTAGCGTCTCCGAAAAGTCGTAAGAGGATAATTTTATTTGGCTGACAGTATACTTGAGGTCATCTCTGACTAGATGCTGAAAAGCAGCGGTGATCAGAGACACTACCAGAGATATACTGGAAACACCAAGGGTTATTCTCTCGTTCAGCGTCATGGGAAGTGGCTCCATGCTAGCAGCGCATCGGCAATATAGCGAGATTGGCCTAGCATTTCTACCGGTGCGACGCAGACGGTGCGGTCAAATGTGCTGCGTCTTGCGCGTGGCTGCCGGCGCGGTCCTGGGGCGATGCAGATAAATTAGCCGACCGCCCCCCGTGCGCAGGGGAGGGGAGACATCAGAACGCCCACGCTCGGTAGGGCGCGAGCAGATCGCGTACACCAAACGGCACCTCGAGCACCTCGGGGTCGACCAAGGCAGCAGAGCGCTGGTCGAAAAAGTAGGCCGCCATCATCATGACAGCCTGGCGGATCGGCTCCGGGATCGCGTTATGGTCCGGGCCGAAGCCTGCCGTGAATCGGATCACGACGTCCGAAGGACAGCGGGTCGCCGGCCAGGTCAGGCCGTAGGCGGGCAGCAGCTGGCCGTGAGCGAGCAGGGCATAGCGGGTGGTAGGCAGGACCTGGGACACGCCGGCGAGGTCGGTGTAAGTGATTTCGTCGACGCTGATCAGCGGCTCAAGCGGGATGCGGATGCAGGGGGCATAGCCATAGGGAAAGGTGCTGATCGAGTACTGCCAGACCGAGGTGGTCAGCGCCTTGCCGAGCTGCTGCTCGACCCAATCCATCGCCGTCCGGGCGTAGCCGGCGAGGAGCGCGTTCTGGTCCGTGCCGTCGTCGTCGGTCAGGTTGCACTGCGCCCGCAGCTCGGCGAGCGACACGACCAGCGGGCCGGGCGGGGAGACTCGAAGCAGGCTCATGCTGCCCTCATCGTGCGGCGCCAAGCGTTCAGACGGCGCATGGTGATCCTGCTATGGCAGCGCCGGCAGAGCGCGACCCACAGCTCCTCGCGCCAGAACAGCCGGGCATCTCCGTGGTGGTCGACCTGGTGGTGGACCTCCGTCGCCGGCGCGCCACAGGGGCAGCGCGGATGATCCTTGAGATAGGCAGCCGCGGCCTTCTCCCAGCGCGCGTCGTAGAGCCGTTGCCGCGCCGATGGCCGGCGGCGGTCGATGCGCGCCGGCGAGCGGCCGCTCCGGCGGGACACTCGGTCCCGGCCGGATGCGGCACGCGGCAGCGGGCGCACCAACGAGGAGAGGCGGTCGGCATGCTACGCGGCTATCGTA